ATCGGATACCAGATATTCGGAGTGAGAGTCTTGAAGTTCCTATTGAGTTTAGCCCCGTTGGGGCGAGCGAAACTCTGGGAGAATACTGTGAGTAAGGAATATATTGATTTTGTAAATAGTGTAACGAGTAATCCAAGTAAAAGTCAGATAGACTTTGTGGATGCTCTGATGATTATGGAAGAGCAGGGAGCAGTTCCAAGTAGATTGTTAACTGCTGCGTTAGGATTAAATGGGGAGGCCTCTGAGTTCTCTGAGGTAGTAAAGAAGTGCATCTTTCAAGGTAAGGAATACAGTTTAGATACACACGAAAAGCTGATAGATGAATTATCTGATGTCATGTGGTATATTGCACAGGGATGTATCGCACTAGATATTACTATAGAAGAGTTGATGGATATCAACATGGCAAAATTAAAAGACCGATACCCAACAGGTTTTGATAAGGGTAGATCAAATGCGAGGTATATAAAAGAATGAGTGATTTTCTAAAAGACATAATTAAACAAACTGGTAACGAGTATGCAGCTCTGGTATCAGATGGAGTTGAAGGTGCAGACGTTGAAAACTTCATCGACACTGGTTCGTATATCTTCAATGCGTTGTTAAGTGGTTCTATCTATGGTGGACTACCAGCAAACAAGATCACTGCGATTGCTGGTGAGAGTGCAACAGGTAAGACGTTCTTTGTTATGGGAATGGTCAAATCTTTTCTTGACGCAAATCCAGATGCTGGTGTTCTATACTTTGAAAGTGAAAGTGCAATCACAAAACAGATGGTGATTGATCGTGGTATTGATCCGCAACGTATGGTGATGATACCAGTGACCACAGTGCAAGAGTTTCGCACACAGGCAATCAAAGTGTTAGACAGTTACCTTGAAAAGTCAAACAAGAAACCGATGATGTTCGTTCTTGATTCACTTGGTATGTTATCTACTACAAAAGAAGTAGAAGATACAAGTGAAGGTAAAGAGACTCGTGATATGACACGAGCACAAGTTCTCAAGGCTGCGTTTCGTGTGTTGACACTGAAACTTGGTCGTGCTGGTGTCCCTCTTGTTGTGACCAATCACACCTATGAATCTATGGGACTGTTCTCTACAAAAGAAATGGGTGGTGGTTCTGGATTGAAGTACGCAGCATCATCTATCGTGTTCCTGTCAAAGAAGAAAGAGAAAGATGGAACTGATGTGATCGGTAATATCGTTCACTGTCGAAACTATAAATCACGACTGACAGTAGAAAACAAAATGGTGGATGTGCGTCTGACCTATGATAAAGGGTTGGATAAATACTATGGACTATTAGACCTGGCGGAGAAGTACCAAGTATTCAAGAAGGTATCGACACGATACGAACTACCAGACGGAACAAAAGAGTTTGGTAAAACGATTATGAATAATCCAGAGAAATACTTTACTGAGGATGTCATGGCAATACTAGATGAAGCTGCAAAGAAGGAGTTTATGTATGGACTATCAACCGATAATGAATGAAGTACAAATCGTAGAGGATGCTGTGTCTCCGATGTTTCTGGAGTATGTGCGGTATCAAGTGCAAGAGTCAGAGAACTGGAGTTGGCAGTATCCGAAGGGAGCACACTTTAGTAAACGTCATCCTAAACTTACAATGATTGATGGAACGTCACAATCACCAGAGGTTGAACGTCTTGCTGGTATTGCAATGTCTCTGTTTCTGAACATCTATGAAAAAGGATTGCAAGGTAAAGTCTATCCAGAACTACTATGGGCTGGTGCATCTATCAAAGATAAACATAGAGAAGATAATACGCACACAGATCACATGGACGATGTACCAAAGAATATGAAAGTTCTAAAAGTTCTTGGTGTGTTGAACTCTGATTGGAAACAAGAGTGGGGCGGTGGATTTACTTGGAATGGTAAAACCTATTATGCAAAGCCTGGTTCATTTTATTTCTTTGATCCAAGAGTTCCGCATAGAGCAGATGATATTCTGTGTGACGAAAAACGAATTGCGATTGATTATACAGTAAGAGCAATGTAATGAACTATATCCAATATTATGATAATATTATGAAAAAGGATTTGTGTGAGGAACTTATAGATAAGTTTGAAAACTCACCAGAACACTATGATGTTAGATCTAATAAAACTATGGACTTTACACAAATTAATCTCGTTCAAAATAAGGATTGGAATAAGTATGTAAATCCACTTAGTAAAATATTTTCATCTTGCATAGAGAGGTACAAAAGTGATTGTAATGTTGTGGGAAATATGTGGCCAAAAAAATATGGGTTTGAAGAGTTTCGTTTAAAAAGATATCTTCCTAATGGAGTAGATGAATTTAGAAATCATGTAGATGTAACTAGGTATGCAACAGCAAGAAGGTTTTTAGTTTTCTTTCTTTATCTTGATGACAATGAAATGGGACATACAACATTTCCTCAAATGGATATATCTGTTCAACCAAAGGTTGGAAGAATGTTGATGTTTCCACCAATGTGGACACATCTTCATGCTGGAACAAAACCAATTAAAAAACCAAAATATATTATAGGAAGTTATTTACATTATGTCTAAACCAAACTATTATGATTTCAATGTGAGGTTTCCAATATACGAAACCAATATACTAAACCTTACTAATGCACGACATGAAGATGCAGACTTTACTCTGCATGAGAATCTTGAACGAATGATTCTTGAAACTGGTGATGAGATGCAGAAGTCTACTAATGTCAAAGCAGATATGACAAACTGGACTATGCACAAAACTCATACTGGTTTTAAACAACTTGCAGATATGGTGATTAGTATTGCTGGTCAACTTACAAAGAACAAACCACCGCTCTACACATCAGAGTGTTGGGGTGCTGTCTATGGTGAGGGTGAAGAAACAAAAGAACACAATCACTGGCCTTATCTGTGGAGTTGGTGTTACTATGTAAAAGCACCAGAGGGTTCAAGTCCTCTTGTCTTTCCAGAAACCAAACCAGTTATTTGTTTTGAACCAGAGGAAGGTGATCTGATTATCTTCTCATCTCTCGCACGACACAGTGTACCACCTTGCACTTGCAAGGAGAAACGAATTATGATTGCTGGAAATATTGGTGTCAAACAAATATGAGTGGTGCGACATACTACAAGTTTAATATGGAACTACCTATGTTGTGGGTAAATCTAAAAGAGTTTGACAATGATAAACTTGCAAACATTATCATTTCAAAAGGTGATGTGCAAAACAAGGAAACAAATGTCAAAGCAAACATGACAGGTTGGAGACTTGACTTAGAACACGAAGAGGTGAATACTCTTGCAAACAAAGCAATAGAACTTGCAAGTGACATACGAAAGTCTTATAGTCAGATTGATTATTACACTCGTTCTTGTTGGGGTGCATCTTATACCAAAGGTCAATACACAGATGAACACGCACACTGGCCTTGTCTTTACAGTTGGTGTTATTATGTCAAAGCACCAAAGGGAAGTTCTCCACTTGTTTTTACTGAGGGGAACATAGAGTTTGAACCGACAGAAGGAGACTTGATTATTTTTTCCTCACTGGTAAATCATAAAGTTCCAAAGTGTGAATGTGAAGAACCTAGAGTTATGATTGCTGGTAATATTAGTGTGAGATAGATATGAGTGAAGATGATGATATGAAAGCCTATGGTTATGAGGGTGAGATAATAGCAGTCCTCATACCAAAAGAAAAACAAGAATTAAAAAAACCAAGAAGGTTTAAGGTTATTATTATAAATGATGACTACACACCTATGGAGTTTGTGGTCGGCATACTTATGACATATTTTAATAAAACAGTAGATGAGGCAGATGCTGTAACTTTGGAGATACACAAAAATGGTAAAGGTATTGCCGGTATCTACCCTCTTGAAATCGCAGAAACAAAACTTAGACAGGCAATGAAACTCGCAAGAAAAGAGGAACATCCCCTATCAATCAAACTGGAATCAGAATAATCTGCCCGTAGCTCAGTTGGATTAGAGCAACGGTCTTCTAAACCGTAGGTCGCAGGTTCGACTCCTGCCGGGCAGGCCAAAAACTTTACTTGTATAAATAAAATTTCCAACCAAGTAAAGGAGATGTCTATTGATCAAATATAGAATTTGCCGTAAGCAAGTTCTTCATAAAGATTTGAACGAGAAAGACGCACTAGAAAAAATGCATCAATTAAAAAAAGATGCTTTACAATATTCAGAAGAACTAGTTTACGAGTTAGAAGAATACTGGGTTACAAAAAAGAAAAAACTCCAGTGGGTTAAAGATAAAAAACATCCAAACCTATCCTATCAAAAACTTAAATAACTCTTTATAAATAACTCTATAAGGAGTTATTGATGCAAGAAGTTTATAAGCACTTCATGGGTGAAGATGGTTTTGTTTGGTTCACTGGGGTTGTTGAAGATAGAAATGATCCATCTTCACTAGGTCGTGTTCGTGTTCGTTGTGTGGGATTTCACACAGATGATCTAAATGACATACCCACGGCAGACTTACCTTGGGCTCATGTCATGCACCCAGTTACAGATCCATCCATGCAAGGGTTAGGACACACACCATCTTTTCTCGTAGAGGGGAGTTGGGTGTTTGGTTTTTTCCTAGACGCAAAAGAAAAACAACAACCCATGATCATGGGCAGTCTGCCTGGCATCCCAAAAGGAAAACCAGACTATGGATATGGATTTAATGATCCACGAAGTCCTTTTAGTAAACAACCAGCATATGCTGGAACTCCAACCTATGGCCCATATCCAGTAGATGACATTGATTACGATATGCCATCTGGCCATGGTCTAGGTGAACCAGACACAAATAGACTTGCACAAGGTGAAAGTGCAGAGTCACATAATGCACTCATAAAACTAAGAGAGAATAGACAGACTGGTATTCAGACTGCGACACAACCAAATCTGACAGAGGTTTCGGATGAGGCAGTTGCAGAGGAACGAGGAAGTTTTGATGAACCGCATCCACGAGATATTGATTATAATAATGTAGATGGTGAGGACTATGGATTTTATCGTGCGGGCCTATATCCATATAATCATGTTTTTGAATCTGAGTCTGGTCATCTAACAGAAGTGGATGATACACCAGGCAATGAAAGAACAATGCGTTATCACACTGCTGGTTCGTATGAGGAGATAATTGCAGACGGAACAAAGACAACAAAAGTAATCGGTGATAACTTTGAAATCATAATGAAGGACTCTAATGTTTATGTTGGTGGTAATGTCAATCTAACAATCGGTGGGACTGTTCGTCATCTTATCAAGGGAGACTATCACCTAGAGGTTGAAGGGAACTACACAAAAAAGATACACAAGAATATGAGAACTAAAGTTGGTGCTGGAGAGATTGGTGGAAATGTAGAGGAAGAAATATTTGGAAACCATTCTTACAATATATCCAACAATACAAAAGGTAGACATGGAGAGGATGTTGATATTATAGTTGGGGGAAATGAGACACGACAAATAAACGGAACTCTTGATATCTCTGTTCGCAGTAATATCTTTGCAACATCACTAGAGGGTAATTTTGACATGGCTGCAAAAACTAATATGAGTTTGCAAACACAGTCTGGAATCTTCTCTGCAAAATCTGGAACAACTCTAAATATTAAATCGGTAGAAACTATGACTGTTAAATCAGAAGCAGACATTGATATGGATTCAACAACTGAAACAGACATCACTGCTGGAACTCTGATGGACTTAAATGCTGGAACTGAGATTGACGCAGATGCACCAACGATTAATTTGAACTAAAATGAACGGAACATTTATCATAAGAGAAAAAAACGAACTTGTAACATACACGAAGTATGAAGATATACCTATGGAGTTTGACCATGTTATAAAGTTTGATCCAGATTGGCCTGAAGGCCCACACACAGATGAGGAACATGAATACATGGATACTTTTAATGATAAGTTACAAGACTTAATGAAAAGAGAGAGAACATATGCCGGCAGTAACTAGAATTGGAGATGCAGATGTAACACATTGTTCTGGTATGACAAGAGCTGCTGGTTCTTCAGATGTTTTTGTAAATAGTATTGGAGTGAGTAGACAAGGTGATAATAATACTGGACATTTATTACCACCAAATATACCACCTTGTGCATCACACTCAGCACCAATTGCAAGTGGTTCTTCTACAGTATTTGTAAATGGTAAAGGTTGTGGTAGAGTTGGTGATTCAATTACTGGTTGTACATCTGTTGCAGCTGGTTCTTCAGATGTTTTTGCTGGGCCATAGGGAGAAATAGATGGCAAATCCAAACATACCAAATCTTTGCGGTGCAAATCCAAACCTAAATGAATCTTTGAGTAAGATAGAGGAACTCAAGGATAAACTGTTATCTAATATAGATGTTGATGCGTCTACTCTCAAGTCAGAACTTGAAGAGGGATTAGATGAATTAACATCTGCGTTTGATAAACTAGAGGCAAAGTTACCAGAGGCACCAGCAGTAAATTTTCAGGCAGAGGTAACATCTCTAATCAATGATATAAACAAAACCACTGCTGCAGGCATTGGTGCTTTTAATACTAAACTTGCAAGTTTAAAATTAGACTTTGGTAATACTCTTGAGGAAAAGGGAATAGACTTTGATAGTCTTATCGCATCAGCAGAGACAAAACTTGCTGGTGGTGGTAATGTTTGTGATCTTGTAAGTAACTTAGAAATACCTGCTGGTAATAGTGGAACTGGCATAACAACAGAGACAAAAGAAGAAAGAGGCACTGGCACATCAATCACACTTACTGATACACCAAAAAGTATTGTAAGTGTTTTTGGTAAAAGATCTGGAGAAGGTTTTTTTGGTAGTGCTAATTATAAACAATCTGGTAGAACGATTACTACAACTGAAAGTTTTGAAATCATAAGAGTCAGGTATGTCATTGACCTCATAAAAGAAAAACCGATTGCAGTTAAACAAGCAGATAAGGATGGAGAGAAAGAAGAGTTATCTATTGTATCAAAAAATCTAAAGTCTGTTGAAAAAAATGCAGAAGCAAAAGTTCAGGCTTTATCAAAACAAATAAATGACAGAACCGCAGCTGGTGTCTCAACTGATGATGTTCAAAAACAATTTGATACCCTTATCGCAACTTTGGAATCTGAAGAGTTCAAGACACAAATGAACAATGATTTTGCCGCAGCAAAATCAGAGTATAATAAGATTGCTCAAGACCCATTGAAATATAAAACCATAACTGTTCCACAAGGAAATACAAGTTCTGTGAGTTCCACATCTGATGAAGCAGCTGTTGCACAAGAAGAAAAGAAAGTTAGAAAAGTGAGGGCTACAACAACAGAGGATAGAAATACTGTTACTCAAGAACAAACAACAATTACAACAAGTGGTGGTGAGGAAGTAACTATCACTGCACCTAAAACAGAAAAGACAGTCATATCAGAGAATGGTTTTACTAGTAGAAAAAATTATGTGTCTGAAAGCTTTATTAACTTTATAGATATTGAAGAATTAACAAAAATTAGAAAAATT